CGTAGATGTAGCAGTAGTTGCTGTATTAGCGGTTTCCTGAGCAATATAAAGAACCTGATCAAAATCTAAGTTAAGATCAGCTGCCTTAATGGATGAACCAGGAAAGAACGTAGCTTGAAGTGTTGCGTCATCCGTGCTACGCTTAAGAAGAACTACGGCCCCGTTAGCAGGAGCCGCAACAAATTCAATGGTAGTAGCGTTGGCAAATGTGTATTGAGTTGTAATTGTCTGAAGAGTGCCGTTTAGGTAAACGTCAATATCAGTGGTATCGAGATATGGGAAAGTAATAGAGAACAGCTTGTTAGAGCCGTTCCCCGTGTATGTATTGGAGGTAGTTGCCATTACTTAGGATTACCAAAGTTAATAATTTCATCGTAAACCTTTCGGCTTCCGGTGGTGTCAGTGGTACCAAACTCACGCGGTTGACTTGGGTTATAATTTCCTTGATCCGTTTGATATTTGGTCTTACGGATCTCTTGACTGGCTTGACCGAAGCCAAGTTCTTTATTCATTTCAAGTTGAGCATAGGCACGTTGTTTGGCAGAGTCCCAGATTTCCTGAACAGCATCAGCTGATCGTGGACGGACTTGAACAACGTCACTCATCTTACCAAGGTTACGGTTCTTCCAATTCTCAAGATCATCCTTAACCCATTGGAGTTTACGGAAGTCATCTAGTTCCTTGCGAAGGCCATTCTTGAATATAGCCTCACGGATAAATGCCTTTTGTTCCGCAAGAAGCGGTTGCCCATTAGGAGCCTTTTCAAGGGTATCCTTCCATGCAAACTCAATATCCATAAGAAATCGAGCTACTGGATCCTTATTTTCAGGGTTTATTTCAAAAGGAACGTTAGCATTCCACAAACCTCCAACAGGATTTCTAATGGGTTTAAATGTAAGCACATCCCTTTGGATGGGACGAGTCAGGGCATAACCTGGAATAGCAGCCATTGCTGTACGTTCATACTCATTACTGAATTCCCTCATGTAAGGATTCATGGAGTTAGCAAGAGCACGACGGATACCAGCAAGCCCTATGTTATTGTTGGCAGCACTCAGTAGGCCACGCATTGCTGTTTTTTCTGTCCATGTTTCTGGAGAAAGAAAATCACCAAGAGTTTGAAGTCCTGAGAAATAAGATTTTTCAGTAAAACTAGCCGCAAGAGCAAGACCAAGTGTACCAGTCAACCGTTCAGCAGCATCAACTGCTCCAAGTTTTGTAAGTTGTGTAATGTCAGCAGTAGCGGCAATAATGTTTGAAAGTGGTTCAAGAGCATTATAAGAAATATAGTTACCACCAGGAAGTACAAAAGACCGTGCCTGAATACCTAGCATCTTCCACCGTTGACGTTCCTTTGGATCTAGGGGGTAGTTACCAGTCACCAGTCCAGCAAAAGTCAGTGGAGCAATAGCAGCAATCGTCATCATGCCTACTGCTTGACGACCCTCATACTCAGCAATCCGAAGTGGATCGTCAGAGGCCATCGCATCTTGATACTGTTTAGAGAACCGATTGGTAAGGGGCAGGTGCTCTAATTGATAAGCAAAGATGTTGGCTGGAGTACGGATAAAAGGAACAATCTGCTTGCCAATAGGACCAAGGTATGGAAGATTTTCAATTGCCCGAGACAAGTCATTAAAGCGTTCACCTGGGTTATTTTGGAAGGTGCCGATGTCGGCATATTCCTGAAGACCCTTCTCCTTAATTACGCCTGTTTGTGGGTCAATATACTGAGAGTATTCATCCGTATATTTCTTGAGGTAATCAGCAACATCAGTAGGAGTCTTGGCCTCTGTCATGGCTTTATAGGTAGCCATTTCAGCAATGCGTTGACGGGCAATAACGGTTTTAAACGCATCGTCCATACTCATCAGCATTTTGGATGGATAGCTGGTGTATTCAGCAAAGCGATATTGAGCCTTGAGGAATCCAACCGTCATCTTTTCTGCTTCAGTTTTAGCCGTTATCTCCATAGCTTGTAGCATGGCAAGAGATTCGCTATCCTGAAGAACCCGATACGGAGAAGCTTGAGCAGGAATGCCAACCTTCCATGTACGCGCAGCAACCCGGAACGCTTCAGATGTGCTCTGACCAATGGCGCTGTAGCCCGCAAAGGCAGCTTTAATGATGGCAGGGTCACCTTTCCATGCACCAACAATGGCCATGCTTAGCGGGGCTTCTACCAGCCGATAAACGTTAGATGCGTTACGGATGAGAGTTTTGGTACCAGAAAGGATGCTGTTATAGAAGTTGCTGGTTTGTGTCTTAACAAACATCCGCATAGCGGTAGCAGCAAAATTCACCGTTTTGGACGGGTCACCACCAGCAAGAACCATAGAGCGGATCAAGGCCCGCATCTTATCCACTGCTTCTGGATCTCCACGACGATAGGCTTCCTTAACATCAGTAGCCCACTTACGAAGGCGGCGAGTTGTGATAGCATCATCTGCTTCAAACTCACGGGCAGTCATCTCTGCCTCACCGGCAAAGGTGTTCTTACTGAGACTTAAACGGAGACTGCTGAGACCACCACCATACTCTTGGGTGCCTGTCTTGTACATCTCAAGGACACCAACAAGTCGATCCACAGACCGATCAAAGGTGTTAGCACCATAAAGTTGTTTAACATCAGCATCCTCAGCTTCCTTAGCAAGAAGATAAAGACCATTAGAAAGATCAGCAACGATAGCCTTAGCAGCAATCAATGTTTCATTACTAGCAAACTCATAGCCTGTCTTGCTAGAACGATAGACATCACCGACCTCACCAAGAACTCGTTGGATTAGTTTTTCTTGTCCTTCATCAACAAGTTGATCATCATAAGATTTGATAGCTTCTTGAAAATCAGCGTAGATACGAGCAGCGTTTTTAAGAACCTCGTCTACTGTCTTTCCAGAACGTCGTGCAATTTCAGCAACATCAACATCCTTTTTAAAACGATTAACCATGTCTTCAGCACCAGTATCTTTGATACCAATACTGCGAAGGGCTGGATCAGTCATCACACTGCCAGCATTCCCATGAACACCAATTTTACCAACACCAGGGAAGCCATCCTCAAGGTTAACTTGATTAGCAGCTACGTCATTGATTGGATCGGTCTTAACGGTAGCAGTTGTTTCCCACTGTTTATACTTAACATTAGGATCAGCTGTTTCTTGAATAATGTTATCAAGTTCCTGCTGCCGTCCTTGAATGTCAACAAGTTGGCGAGTAAGTTCTTTGGCTTGATCATCTTCTGGATCCATACCTTCAAGTTTACCATAGATAGCATTCTCTTCTTCGAGAAGTTTACCCATCTCTTCTTGATTGACCTTACTCCATTCTGCCTCAACCTTAACATCGGACTTGGCAATTGTTTTACCAAGTTCATCGGTAATCTTAACGGATTCCTCAATGCCAGCCCTCAATGCTTCTTCCTTAGTGGCGCCCTTCCCTAAAAGTGATTGAGCAAGGGTACGACCAGCCTTAAGAGCAGGAATGACAGCATTACCAACAGCATTAAGAGGGCCACCCTCTGCCATAGATTTGAATCGATTAAGGATGGGGTCACCATACTTATCACTAGACAAACCTAAAACCCAAGAATCCTGATATTGCTCAGGAACCAAGTTCTTGATTGACTCACTGACATTACCATCTTTTGTAGTGGTAAGGAAGAAATCAGCAACTGCACCAGGAACAAGGTCTTCAAGGGCTACTCGCTTTGCCTTTGCTCCAAGCTTTGCTGCCCCTTTAAGGCCAGTTGGCATAGGAGTTGTACCTAATTTACCACCCGGAAGCTTACGGGCTGCCTTAGCGCCAAGAAAGAGGGCAAGGATATTAGACGCAGCTACGCCAATGTCAGACTTAGGTCCAACACCCAGATCCGCACGAGCCCTTTTAAAATCAGGGTCCCATGGATTCTTACCAAGGTTTGTGGTAAGGTTTAAACCAACCTGAGTAGCCAGTTCAACTGGACCCTCAATCAGTTTAGCGCCAGCTCCAGCCAAGACACGTGCTGCTCTTTTGTTTTGTTCAGGAAAGACACGTTGGGCAAGAGGTGTGACAAGTCCCATGGCTTGTTCAGCCATTTCATTGCCCTTACCACCCCCAAGAACATTCTTGATTGGTTGAAGAGGATTGACATAAGAAGCCTCAAGCTGTTTATCCTTTTTGGCTTTGTCTTTAGCCTTACGCTGTTGATCAGCCTGGGCCTTCTTTTTCTTTTCTTCTTCAGCCTTCAGCTCTTCATAAGCCTTGAGTTGTTTGTTCTGTTCCGCAATTTGAATAGCGTCGCGGTCGGGAACACCAGTAAGATTGTACTCAGACATCTTGTTTCATTGGATAAGTTGGCCCCCTCAAGGGCATATTCAGTCTAAAGTTTGTGGAGGCTCCATCCTCGCAGGGAAAGAACCTTTGATCCACACGGTTAACTTGGTTGTGGTAAACGTGAACGGCTAAGAGCGTTACGAGCGGCCATAAGGGCATTACGGGTTTTTTGAACAGCAATAGATGCCATGTTACCAGCTGGATCGTTATCATAGCGACCTTTACCGCTAGGACCTTTTACAGCAGCCCATTCTAATGACAACTCTCGATGTGCATTAAGTAGATCATTGTTTTTACCCAAAAGGTAATCACGCAGCACAGGACGTTTGTTGGTATTAAGAACATAACCCCAGAACATCTTAAGTTGATTTTCTGGAGTCATCTTAGCAGTAGCAGGAAGATTAGCTGCCTTTCTTGCTCCAGCTAGATTACCAGGAATCCATTGAGCAAAACCAACAGCAAATACTTCACCATTGTTTTGAAGTTTTTCTACTTGACCAATTGTCATGGAGGTAAGATTCATTCCACCTGGAGTGTCACCAGCAGTCCCACGATTAATGGAATTAAATCCGCCTTCACCACCACTTATAAGGGCTGCAAGACCGCCATAGTCTCCAGCCCCAAAGCTTTTCCCGCTGGGCGAGAAAGGGGCCGAACTTGTAAGTTGTTGTTGTTTAGCTCTTTGAATACGTAACCGGAGTCGATCACGTTGCTCACCAACAATCCTAGGATTAGCAAGACCTTCAGCAGCTGGCCTATCGTATTTTAAATTGTCTTGGTACTTTTGTGCTCCAGCATCAGCAGAAGGATTATACTGAAGATCAGGATAAAACTTAAGTTGTTTTTGAATAAACTGTGGCCTAGAAAGACCAGACGCACGAACAAGAACATCAAAGTCAGCAGAAGGTTGGCCACCATTCTGAAGAACATCCAGGTTCAACTGAAGACGTTCTCTAGTGATCATAATGTCCCGACGAGCAGAGGCGATCTTGGGAAGTTTGTTAAGGGCCTGATTAGCCATATCAAACCCACTAGGTCCATCCTTTCTAGGGCGAATGGGCATACTGCCTTTTGCCTCGCCTGGTGTAGGTAGGATCCACCTATTATCTTCATCTTGTCGTGGAGCAAAATCTCCGTTTGGCCCCAAATCAGCTCTAATTTGAGCATCTATGAAACTTTGGACTTTAAATTTGTCCATGTCTTTTGTTTCAAGCTGCCTAAGTGCCGCAGCACTAGCAGAATCCACAACAGCATTAATTGTACCAGCTACTTTATCAGCAAAGGCGGCATCAGAAATACCCTTCTCTTGCATTTGAGTACGCAGAATGCTTCTAGCGGTAGCAATAGAAACATTCCTAGGAGGAAGTAATTTCTCCAAATCAACACTAGGAAGCAATGCCTTAGCATCCTGAGCAGCTTTATCGCTGATAGCATTGATAGATTTCAATGCCAACACATCAGCATAGCTTTTAATAGTGCCCTTTTCAATTGCTTGCATCAGGGCTTCGTCGTTCTTTGGATTGTAGTTCTTTCCAAGTTCACGAATGGTATCAAGGGCTGCTGTTGCTTCTGGATAAAGCAGTTGACGGGACTCTAACTCCTTAACCACATCAGCATAAAGACCAGGAGAAGGGTTGGACTTATACGCATTGACAAGGCCCTCTATCTCCTCTTTAGCAGACTCCTCAGCCTCTCTGGCTTGTTCCTTGATGGTTCCATTAAGTTTGGAACGCAGTGCTCCAATGTCCTCACCAAACCGATCACGGACTCCAAGCAGTTGTGGTTGCTCTGGATCAATCAAACTATTTTCATAGTTATCAAGAATAGTCTTGGCTAGTTCTGGATCAGAATAACCAAGGGCTTCAACCTTCTTAAGGATGATTTGATTACCAAGTTCATTGGCTTCCTTCCAGTTACCCGTCAGCTCATAAGCTTTTTTAAACGTAGACGTTGCGAGAACCTGAGTTTGTTGTAAATCCTTAAAGCCTGGTAGGATTTTACCTGTTTCAGCATCAAGAAGATCAAGACGCTCCTTTTTATTATTAAGGGCAATCTCGTTCATCCGATCATTTAGCAGTTTTCCCTTGGCTCTCACCATAACAGGGGTCAAATGCTCTGCTAGAATTGCTGGGTTAATGGTTTTGATGCCAGCCTCACCCATAAACCTTTCTAGGCCAGTCGCCCAAACAGCCATGAGTTCTGGCTGGGTCTTTGCTTGAGATGGAGTAATGACTCGTACTGAACCATCAGGTTGAGTAAGAGGAATTTTAGTTTCTGTATCCTTGAGAAAGGCACCAAGAGAAGAATCAATCTGTCCAGCAGCTTGTTGCGTGAT